CGTACCTAAGGAACTGGTCATCTGCTACGGCAGCTATAGTAACGCCATCAATATTACCGAGAGGTATATCTATACTAGCTGAACCATTAAAGCTGACGCCTGCTATATCCCGCGCTGTTTGCAATGTAGTCGCAACGGTTGCTGTATCTGCGTTGCCAGTTAAATCGCCCGTTACATCAGCTACTACCGGGTTGTCAACATTAACAGTTACCGCACCAATGCCAGTTATAGGTGAAACTGTAATGTTTGTTCCACCTACTACTTGAGTCACATGCCCTACGACACTAGATAAAAGATTGGTAACTGTTACTTTCTTTACCGCGCTAGTGGTCGAATCGTAAATAGGTAACGTGTCAGCAGCGATTGCCGCGGCGCCTAATGAAGTCAAACCATCTATATCTAATGACAGAGTTGTTGTACCAGCGCCCCCGCTAAAAGCATTACTAACTACCGTGTCTACACCATCGCCGCCTATAATTCCAGCGTTTATATAATCTCTGTGTTTCTTAAACGTTAGGTTTTCGTCAGTCGTCGGAGACTGCGTGACATACATCATTTTGTCTTCTAAACCAACGGTGCTACTCACTGGCACCATATCAATTACTTTTACTGGAGTGCTCATGGTGAATCAGCTGCCTCTATTAATGTTGCATCGCTCGATGCTATAATCTTTGAAGCTATATTTATAACTTCCTGCGTTACATTAGATGAAGCTGGCCATGCAGATTCTGGATCCAGAGAAAACGCTTGAGATCTTTTGAAATACCTTCTTGTCGAACCACCAGCTTGTAAACCAATAGTTTTTAATCTACCTAAGAGTTGTTCTAGTTGTCCCACATATAATTGAAAATCTGTCTGTTGATAGTGAGACTTCATCGTCACTATAGCATGGAGTAAGGTTAGTTGTGGGGGTATAGTAGTGGTATCAGTATCTTCTTCAAAAGGCCCAAGTGCCGCATTGTATTCTAACTTCATTTTATATGCATCATTTGGAGTAGGCCACAATTCTATTTTTGGCTTTACTACACCACTAAATGTCGCACTATTAAGAACGTCCCATCTAACAGGAAATTGATTCCCTATGGTTGGATCAACATTGTGTTGATTAATACCTATACCAATCTGCATCTCTTCAAAAATGCCGCCATCGCGCTGTAAAGAAACAGTGAGTGACTTTTGTGGGTCACAATCTAAGGGAAACTCATATAGATTAACACCAGCAACCGTTGTTCCTGGTTCTATATTATTTACTCTATGCGTTAGAACATCGCCATATTCGTAATATAGCTGCTCTTGCCCGCTCCTAAGCGCAGAGTTTAATAGATCTTTTTGAAGTATAGCTCCAGAGCCGGATGCACTAAACCCTAACCTCTGTGCTAATTCCGTCCTCAAGCTTAGCAGTGTTCTTGCCGCCATACTTTATGCCCTCTTTTTCCATGATTTTTTCCATGGCCTCAAGAATGCTTGCATTGTAATCCTTTCCGTACGATTCTGATAAATTATCGCGACCATACCTAGTGAACATGCTAACAAGCATCTTATCGAGCTCATCTTCGGTATCAATAGTCAAAAACTCACCTTCCTCAACCTCTCCAACATGTACAGTTCCAGGATTCCACTTATGTAGGATAGCCGGGACTTCATGGATTGGAACAGAATAGTTATATTTATTGAAAGCGTCTTTGTCTATAGATATAAAAACTTTTGGTATTTTATACATAAATCCTCTCCCTTGAATGAAAGAAACAATGGGGGCCGAAGCCCCCAAGGTTCCATACTACATTACGCACCACTTGCAGCGATCACACCGTGGCAGTTAGCTCTGTTCATTGTCAGAGCACCGCGCCAAGTAAGACCCCAGTAATAAACCAACTTATTATGCTCGCGGGGCGGTTTGCGTGCAATCATGTCGTTGCCTTCGATAGGTCGAAGCGACAAATGATTCATGTTAAGAAAATAGCAACGTTTCGCCCAAGGAACAGTTTTGTTCTGACTTACGCCACCATCAATTAACTCACAATCCGAAAAGGTTGGATCCCAGAAAATTGGAACGCCCTGAAAAAACATACCGGTGAAAGTACCGCTATCTTTAATTTCAAGAGACGCATCAACATTCCAAGGACGATCAGATGCACTAGGTTGCACTGCGTAGCGACTCATAGCTGCGCTAGTACCATTAACAGAAGCTAGTTCGTAACCCTTGATAAAATCTTCACCAGCTAGGATGAAGTTAGGCGAACCACCATTCTTTTGACAGTAACGCCACATCTTGTGCATCGCCGCTAAAAGATCTGCATGTGCATATGGAGCAGGGCCAGCACCGACCGTGTTCAAACCACGACCGAAGTCCCATTGATTCTGAAACCATGCGTTTGTAGCGCGTGGAATACCACCAACAGTACCAGTCGTGGGATCAAAGTTAACCAAGAAATCTAATCCGTTGATAGTAGCGTTAGCAGTCGGTGCAGAACCAACCGTCCATTGACCATCTAAGTGAAGTGAAATATCCATCATCTCTTCAAAACCTAGGCGAAGAACGTCCATTGCTTCGTTGAAGATATTCGTCAACTGAACAAGAGAAGCATCACTAGAATTCTTTGGAGACTGTGAATCGTTAATTAGGATACCGTTACCGAGCAAATAATCTTCTGAAAACTGAAAACCATCATGCGCAGAGTTCCAAGGATAAAATACTTGGCGTACAGGATCGCGAGTATTAAAGTTTAGCGTATCGGATACGTTAGTACCGGTATCACCGAACCATTTAAATGCTGAACCTGTGAAAGCTGAAGGATCACCATTACCATACTGCATACGAACTTGCTCTACAATCATTCTGCCACCCGTAGCACCTACACCACCGCCCCAAGGCCGTTTTTTAGCCATCAAAGCTTTTAGTAGTGGACGTTGCTGGGCAACCTGATCGATGGGTTTGTTTTTTAGATAATTAGCAAGAGAAACGTACCCTAATTGGGTAATTTCTGTACCTGTTAGTACACCAGCGCCAACTGGAGCAGGATATGCCATTTAATATACCTCCTAAAAAATTAAACAATAAGCGCAAAGCGCTTTCCGACAGGGTTGGCCACACGAATGCCAATACGTGCTACTGGTGATGAATCCAGCTTACATCAAAACCTGTTTTAACCTCTCATTTCATCTAAAGCAGCAGCTAAAAAATCAGGTGTAACCTCTGCTGTCTCTATACTGCTTGAGGGTTCTACGCCACCACTTGATCTGCTGGGTGCTAGTGGCCCAGACTTTTTGCTAGCATTTCCATTACTCGTAGAAGCGGCAGCCATACCACGAGTGAGTACATTATACTGTTGTTCTAAAGTGGGAAGCCAGTTTTCCGGTGGAATATTAGATGCTGCTATTTCCCTACCAATATCTAACATGATTTCCTTTTTACCAGCATAATCAGCATCCGAATCACGAATGCCTCTTTCCCATGTGTCTATATCACTATATGCTTGCGCCTTACTCTGCTCATACATGTGATTATACTGCATTTGCTCTGTGTGCGCCTGAGAAAATCGTTCTTGCGCTTGATTTTGCGAATGCATAGCCGTTCTTTCAGCCGCCATACTGTTCGCCCAATCTTCGTTAATCTCTAAATTATCTACGGCATTCTTAAGGTCTTCAAAGTCTTCAAAGGAAGCAGTATCATTATTGTTGTTTTTGTTTACACCTAATGCCTCTCCTATTTTATCAGCAAATTGATCGATAGACTTTAAAGCACCATGAGCTGAATTGTAATCCCCGGAATTTAAATTCCTGAACAGCTCTACAGCCCACTGGAGTTGCTCACCAGTTGTTGAACTTTTCTCTACATACTCCCACATTTCTCGTGGATGTGCCAGATTTTGATTTTCAACCTCTAGTTCTTTTGCTCTGTTAATCCAATGCTCAAATCGCTCTTGTGCCTTAGGCTTTAGGTTACCATATACCTCTGCGTCTTCTTCATCTAATCTCGGCCCCTCTTTAGGTGTCGTGCTGTCTGAAACTGCTTCTGCTTGTTTTTCTGCAGTATCATCCCCACCCCTCGCGTTTTGCTGTGAGTCCTCGGCTTCTTGGTAGGTGGGAGTGTCAGTATCGGTCTTTTCTGATTCTGTATCTTCTGTAGTTGCATTCACCAACCCCTCTGATTCATGAACATCTAATACCGGTTCTTCTTCTGGTGCGTCTCTCATCTCCTTCAAAGTGTCTGACATTACATTGTACATATCGTCTCTAACTTCTGTGTGGCTTAACTCCTTGTTCTCTTCGGCCATGATATCTCTCCCTATTGTTCTCTATACTGATTTCGCGTTCTTTGATTTACGCGGTTTTGCGGTGCATTCATTACCTCGTTAGCTTCTTGCGGTGGTTCCATACCTGGAGGAGACAACGGTCCGACACCAGGTTGAATTGGAGCTTCTGCTGCTTGCAACTGTCCAACAACGCCTGCTGGATCACCCATTGACTCTTGCATTGCTATAGTTTGCTGCATGTAATTCTGTATTTCTTGTGGTATTGGTGGTAAGAATTTAGCTATCTCAATACGCTCATCAAACCTCTTCAACGTCTCTTCTAACAATTGCACATAGGGGTTGAATTGATCTGGTAACCCAACCTGTCTCATAGATTGGATCATTTGTAAATTCTGCATAATGATGGGCATCACCTCTACCCAACGCATGCGCTCTGCGTTTTCATCTGGCATACCTGTACTACCAGCTTTAATAACACAGTTAATATTATTGAACATCTCTTGTTTGCCCATTTCTAAAACAGGCCAAAAAGCTCTTGGTCCAGCAATCTGAAAAACCATATCAGGTGACATTTCTTGTATCAACATTTCTAAGCTATATTTAGCGATCTTATGCAACCAAGTCTCGACCTGATCTACTTTTTCATTTATTCTAGTTGCTAAACCTTCTTGCTGTATATTAGCTTCAGTTGCCGTCTTAGCCCTCATTATACCGCCACGTTGTGCGTCACCCAATCCACTGATCCATTCCATATCAGATCGAATTGGAGTAGTATCGTATACTACTGGGTTCATTGGTGGAGGGGTAGATGGTTGAAACACTGTGTTTACACCTGAGCCAGATGCGTTAATTAATGCTATTTCACCTATCTGCGCATTACTGAAAACCTCGATATCTTCATAGTTAACACGAGAAGAATCAGCAACAAAGAATGGCGCAGAAAGTTCCCTATGCTTAGCCATCTGAGTGCGTATGGTATTATACTCATCTTGCAAAGCCATTAACAATTCTGTTTCAGCTACTGGCCATTCTTGCCCATCTATCCAATTTAGACCGAGTATAAAATATGGGAAAAAATCAGATCCTAATCTTGCTGGGTGAAATGGTTCTTTAATCCAATCTTTGCCGCCTTCAATCCAAGTATATACTGTTTGAGTGGGTTTGTCCCAGTACTCCCACACAGCCACGGCCAGACTTACATCCTCGTCATTCTGGAAACTAACACCAGTATTATCTTTAGTCAAACGATTTTCTATACCCTCTGCGCTACGTTTATATATAACGTATTCACCGATTTGCTCTTTAGTTAAACCAAATCGCTCCATAGCAACACGAGGCGTCATCCAAGTTACGTTAGCCATCCATTGCGCAGCTTCTGCATCTTGCAAGGAATCTAGCGAGGTATCCATACGGAAATCTTCTGGCCTTACAAAACCTAGATTTAAACCTTCTCTATGAAGCACTTGCACTCCAGCTTCTAAGCTAAGTATTGTATTCTGTATCTCTTCTACTAACTCGTCTTGCTCGCCGGAGTAATTATTAGCTTCTTCTAGTTGCAGTATATTGTTCTGTATGCGCGCTAAACTATCCTGTGCATCTTTCAATTCCCTGCTAACTAATGGGTCTGTAAAATAATCCCTTTGGTATGTTACCTTAACGATACCAATTTTACTTGTCATACAAGATCTGATTATCTGCTTTGCAACACGTTTTAGGTTTGCCTTCTTTAAGCAATGATTAAGTATCAACTCTGCTGTTTGTGCAAACAGATCATATGGACGGTAATCATACCCCTCAGGTTCGACTCTCTCCTGCGGTCTAATCTTTATTTCAGGGTTTTGCGCATAAATGTGTGGCAATAAACCTTGTAAGGTAGCATGTATTAAGTTACCTTTAATTAACCTACCGCCTTCTTGAAGCGCCTGCGTACCAGTTAGTATAGTGGATCTATTAGTTAACCTACCAAGAGCATATTTTCTAGCAAAGGAAATCTGTTTATATTGAGTTTTCCATTTGGTGTAAGAAAGTTCTACATTTTTTTGGTAACGCCTTATAAGACCAACCGCGTCTGTTGGTATACCTGGATTTACCCCGGATTGCGGGGGACTTTCAATATCTATATCTGCCATGACGTATCCATTTGTTTATCGTAGATTTTATCCAACCACTCTAACGTAAAAGATTTCGCTTGTTTCTTTTTTGGTTTAGGTTTAGATGTCCGCGCTCTACGCAACATCAACCCATACCGCGTCGCATCAAATAGATGATCCTCCGCGCTCGTATCAATATCCTCTACCCTTTTAGGGTCAGCAGGCAACGAAGGCACCGTGCGTAACCAATGCTTACAGGTATTAAAAACCCTAAGGTTGTCATTAGCTAACCTGTCAACAATTTCTTGTAAACCTTGTATCCTAGATCCCGGACCTTTCGAACTAGCTTCCCACATAACGCCATAATCAGCAAACACGTCTGCAACACTCTTATGGCGACCGTCTCGCATAAAAATTGCCGAATCTGCCACGTTACTCTTGAACTTAATACCCAACTTTCTTTCACCACTTTCAGCATCTAAAATCTCCCTTGCGATCTCCTCTATTGGTGTCTCACTACCTTTGTTTGGTTTAGAACTCCAATAGCGTTCTTTGTAGATATAGATTATACCATCATAATCTTGCGCAAACCAGACACATCCAGCCGGAGATTTATAACCATGGTCATAAGACTTCCATCGTCTCCACTCTATAGGTATACGAAATGGCTCGACCACATGGGTGGTAGGATCCCAAACGCCTTCAAAGAAAGCGCCCGGCGCTATGTTCCAATCACCATCTAACCATGCTTTTACGAGCCATTCTGGTCCACTCTTTTTGATCCGGTCAACGTAACCCGGGTCATTCTCCATCAGAGGAGTGTTATCTTGAATCTTTGACGGAATAAAAATCGATTCCCCATCGTCATTGTCGATGTACCTTTCTTTCACCCAGTTATGTCCTGGCCCGCCTGGGTTAGCAGATGCCCTGAACAGAACCGGTACACCAGCAGCAGAACGCATCGTAGCCTGCAGCATATCGATAGGTTCCGGCGAAGGCCAGTTCCCGAGTTCATCAAAACCTAGGAAAGTTACCGAAAACCCCTGAAGCTTCATCGC